TATTAGAAGATAATCCTGTAGATGTTGACTCTGTAGATATTCAAAATGTATCAGATTCTTGGGATGATGATTTTAGTAAGGATAAATAAATGAGGATGAAGTTATAGCTGTAATTGAATTAAAATATAAACCTTTTGAAAAGCAGTGGCAAGCTCATCAAGCAAAAGAGACTCATGTATTGTATGGAGGTGCAGTAGGAGGGGGTAAATCGTGCTTCATCGTTAATGACGCACTTCGCCAAGCTCTATATTGGCAGGGGATACGTGTTGGGATATATCGTTGGGAATATGCATCATTTAAGAAAACTACATTCAAGACACTTAAGGAATGGGTAATAGACGTTCCTGGATTAGTTAAAAGCCATAATCAGCAAGATCATGAAATTATACTTTTTAATGGTAGTACTATTATGTATGGTGGATTAAAACCATCTGCATCTCAATCAGGTGATCCTTACTCTATCATTAAGTCATTAGAATTAGCTTCTGTATATATTGATGAAGTAACAGATGTTCCAGAAATAGTATATAACTTCTTGTCAGGTAGAATAAATCGTGTACGTGCTACGAATTCTGTAACAGGTAAATTGGAATATCCACAAGGTAGGATTGTGGCTACATGCAATCCTCATTTAGGATGGGTTAAGAATAGATTTATTGATAAACATTTACCAGACCATGTTTTTATTCCTAGTCGAGTTAGAGATAATATTTATTTACCTAAAGAATATGAAGCTAATTTGAGACAGGCTTGGAGTGGTGAACAAGGCTGGGTGGATCAATATTTGGAAGGAGATTGGGGTGCAGTAGTAGACTATGAGGCAATCTGCCCGTCGAATTGGATAATGCAGGCAGTAGCTAATAGAATAAAACCAACTAGGCCTGTTGTACTAGGAGTAGATGTAGCTGCGTGGGGAGATGATAAATCAGTTGTTATTTTACGGCGTGGTTTTCATTCTCAAATTGTATTAGAAAAAGGTCAGCAAGGTACAATGACTCTCGTTAATCAAGTATGTGCTTTATCCGAAATGTACGATCCTAATATTATACGAATTGATAGTATAGGGACAGGCCAAGGAGTTTTCGACCGCATGGCAGAGCTAAATTATCCTGTAGAATCATTTATCGGTGGAAGTAAACCGAATGACCCTCGTTTTCTAAATCGCCGTGCAGAGATTTATTGGGAGTTGCGTATTTTATTAGAGAAGGGGCTGATACAATTACCAGATCATTCTGGGCTAATAAATGAATTAGGTGTAATAAAATATCTTAGGACAGCTAGTGATAGAGTAGTTAAAGTAGAGGCTAAGTCAGAAATAAAGAAAAGATTAGGGCATTCCCCAGATTATTCAGATGCCCTTGTATATGCCTTTGCCGATTCAGGTTGGGAATATATAACTAGCATGTTAGCTGGATAGGAAACTAATATGAAGCCAAACAATATAGTTAAGCGATTAAAAAATAGGGATATGCTAATAGGCACTTGGATTCAGTGTGGTGATCCAACTATAGCAGAAGTATTACAAAGTGTTACATATGGTTGTAATAGTTATGATTGGGTGGGTATTGACCTAGAGCATACCCATCTCAATTATGGAGATGTAGTTAATATATCTCGAACATTACTTCTTCGTGATTGTTTAGTCAGGGTTCAATCTAATGATAAGATGCAAATAAGAAGGGTACTTGATGCAGGGGCTAATGGTGTGATTGTACCAATGATTGAAACTAAGGGAGCAGCGGAAAGAGCTGTTGTTGCAGCTAAATATCCTGATTCCTCGCTTTATGGTCTTAAAGGTATTCGTGGATTTGGTTTTAGTCGATCAAACGGTTGGGGGCAGCATTTCGATTTATGTGCTGTTAAGGATAATAAAGAGACTTGTGTAATAGCTATGATTGAAACGAAGCGTGGGGTGGATAATGCTGAAAAGATAGTAGGTGTAGATGGTATAGACGGTGTTTTCATAGGCCCTTACGATCTAAGTGGTTCATATGGCCACCCTGGGGATATACAATGTAAAGAGGTAAAAGATGGTTGCAAAAGGATTGTAGATTTATGTGCTCAATATAATAAGTCTGTTGGAATACATATTGTTATACCTACAGAGGATTCTATCGGTCAGGCTATAGCCGATGGATTTAATTTTATAGCATTAGGTACTGATTTAGTCTTTCTTTATAGAGAGGCCCACAAAAGTTTATCAATGACAATTACAAAAATAAAGGAAATAAATAATGGTAGAGAAGCAAGCACCGACATTAGATCGACTTGAGAAGATATTGACGGTAGTAAATGATGAGGATTTAGCTAAGGCGTCACAAGCAGCTGCCTTTCGTGTACAATCGTTAGTTGAGTATGACCCTGGTTTGGAAACTCCGTCGAATATGGAGGATTGGATAGCATTATATACTAATCATATTTGGGTTTACGCTGCCGTTTATGCTATTTCCAGCACTATTTCACAACTATATGACGATATAAAACTTAAGAAGCGGGATAAGGAAAGTGGGGAAGTGGAGGATGTTCCTGATCATCCTGTTTTGGATTTACTTAGAAATCCTAATCCTACTATGACGGGTTATGATTTACTTGAATCGTTATGTGTTTATCAAGAGACTTGTGGTACGGCATATTGGGAAATTGTGTATGATAAGGAAATAGTTACAGGAGTAAAAGGAGAATTAGTAGGTACTGAAAGTAAGATATCTGAGTTGTATCCTATCCGTCCTAGTAGATTGACCCCTAAACCTGCAAAGGACGGAAGGGGTATTGAGAAGTACGAATATCAAGTTAGGAAGTATACTAAAAAGAAAGATTTTAGTGTAGAGCAGATAGTACCATTTAAGAATTTTCATCCGTTAGATGATTGGTTTGGTTTGGGTAGTTTTGAAGCTGCTATTGATGATCTTAAGCAAGATAAACAGATGGCTGCTTGGAATTTGGATTTCTTTGAGCATGGTGCTACCCCTGAAGGTTTATTATCAACTGATAAAATGATGACACCTAGAGAGATGAAGGATCTGGGTGCTCAGATACGTGATTATTTGACTGGTAAAGGGCGTAGGATTTTAATTGTTTCAAAGGGCCTTACATGGCAGACTATTAGTGTTAGCCCTAAAGATATTGATTTTAATTCAGGGCGTAAGGAAAATCGACAGTCTATATTGGCAGGTCCGGGTGTTCCTCCTATATTTGTAGGGATTTTAGAGCAAGCTAAGTATGACAATTATAAATTGCAGAGAATAGCATTTCATCGTTCTACTATCATACCTAAACTGAAAAAGATTGAATCTGTTTTTAGTAATTTTCTTCTGATTAGGTATGAAGATTTACAAAATGATGAAAAGTTTGATTATTTTCTTGAGTTTGATACTACTGAGCTGTTACGTGAAGATGAGGAATCATTAGTAAAGCGATTTGCTATAATGATAGAGTATGGTATGGCTAGTCCTAATGAAGCTAGAGAAAAGCTGGGACTTGGTCCTTATGAGGGTGGTGAGCAGTATGTTATGAAGAGTACTTTAGTTCCTGTATCTATGTTAAGTATTGAAAGTACTATGGAATCTCGTGAAGAAGAGGTGGGCAAGCGATTAAATATATTACAAGATGACCTGTCAGCGTCTATAATAGATATGAAGGATGAAATTAAGAGAGACCTTTTAGAGGAAGTTGATAGTGGAGTTAGTAAGTAAGAAAATTGATACTCGTACTTTGAATACTAAGTTTGGGCAAGTTGCCCAGGTATTAAAAGATACTCCATATACTGTTATTGAATGTAAAACTTTACAAGGAAAAGTATTAGATGCTTATATCATATCACCACAACTTTATAAGGTTTTAATGCAGCATTCAGAAGTATTAGTTAATATGTTGAATGATATAGGATATGATAAATTACATGAAGAGAATTTGAAGCTTAGGATGCAAGTGACAGGTTTATTAAAGCAGTTAAAAGAGCTTGAGGGGGATGATTTTCGAGTATCTGATGAATGTTGGCATACTATTAAAAACTCCTTTTTTGAAGCAGTAGATAAGAGAATAGGATTGGTAGTAAGTGTAGGTGAGTAAAACAACTAAAATTAAGAAGTCGGATTTTACGAAAGCTGTTAATTGGTTTCGTAAACGGTTTCAAATTGAAGATTGGACAATTAAACTTACTATAAAGAATAAACAACCATCTTGGGTGGGATTTCTTGATGATGCTATAGTTGGGTGTTGTATTACGAAAGCGGCTTTTAAGGAAGCTAATATATGGGTTAGTCCTGCTAAGTGTGAATTATTTGATGAGGATATGTATGAATCTTTATTTCATAAATTGATGCATGTAATAGCTGATGATGTTGGGATTGAAGATGATGGTGAAGATCGTAAAGAATTTTTATGGGATAGATTAGGTGATATTTTAACTGTTGCTTATAAAGTAGAGAAGAAATGAACTCATTTTCAAGGATATTTAATGACTACAGTAAATCCCTTAAATCTTTATTGTATTCAAAGGTTGCTAAAATACCGCCTTGTGGTGTAGAAACGAAGTCTAGTAAAACTCATTTTTGGCATACATTACATGAATCACATAAGGATTGAATAATGATATTTAACTCAATATTTATGTACTTTCCGCCTGGGGATGATGTTAGTTTAGAGTTAGCTCAATTAGCTGCTGATGCGATAGCTCATTCTGTTGAACTATATGGTAATAAAGTGTTAAGTATAAGTAATTCGGATAATACTGTAAATGATATATTTGAAAGTTCACGGGTCTAAATACCATCGTTCTCTATTGCGTACTTATCGCAGGCATGTGAGTCCTTTTTATCGTATTATTAAATCATGGATGGGTTTAATGAATAATGCTATTCTTTATGGTATTGAACAGCAGATGATAAGAGGTAGAGAGCCCGTTTTGGAATCGTTAGTAGACTATGTGGTTTATAATCCTAAATCTATTTTAGAAAAACAAATGTTAGATTTACATATAAATGAGTTTGTTAAAGAGTTGACTGAAAAAGCTAAGAAGCCTAGAATCACGAATCTAACATCAACTATAGCTGATTGGAAGTGTATTCGCATGAAAGGGGATAAGGCCATTGGTCATCATCACATGCGTATATATGGTGAAGCTATGGGTAAAGCTGGGATGGTTGCTCGTATTAGTACTACTTGGGACGTGATTAACACACGAGCAGTTGATTGGGCTTCCAAAAATACTAATAAATTAGTACAAGATATAGTGACAGAACAACGTAAGTTATTAAGTGAACACATATCCGTAGGCATAAAAGAAGGTAAGTCTATTCCTGAAATTGGCCGTGAAATAAGAGATGTAAGGCCAAGTATAGGATTGAATAGGCCGCAAACACGAGCCTTAAATAAATTTCAAGATACGTTAACTGAAAAGTATAGAAGTATGCAGGGTGGATTAACTTCCGCACGACGTAATAAAATAAAAGAAGCAGTACAAAGACAATATAAGAAGAAGTTAAGGTATAGGGCAATGATGATAGCTCGTACTGAAACTGCTAATGCTATGTCAGAGGGGACGATACAAGGATATAAAGAAGCTAAAATTAAGAGAATTAAATTTGAAGCATCTGGTGACGCTTGTATAGAATGTTTGGGATATGATGGCAATGTTTATACATTGGTTGGTGGTTCTGGTTTGATTCCAGTTCACCCTAATTGTAGGTGTACTTGGCAAGCTGTAATATAATGGATTATAAAGTAGAAGGTGAAAATTTAGTACGGTTAGCAAAGGTTATAGCAGATAAAGCTTATAAACGATGGAACTATTTTCTACATTCATATTATGATGAGGTTTTATCAGAGGCTTATGTTGCAGTATCGAATGCTGCTAATAGTTGGCCTATCTTACTTAAATTAGACCATTGGACTAAACAGGTAGAAAACATATCTTACAAAAATTTATTAGGTGCTTTAAGATCACAAAAGTACATTCCTACTGTTTATGATCCTGATGTTTTTATCAATATGAAAACTAATAGGGATTTTACAAGTGTAATAGATACTAAAGATGATGTTGATATAGATTTGGAAGAGGAAGTGGAAATAGCATTATCAAATTTACCTAAGAAGAAAGCTAGAATACTTAGAGAGTACTATCTTGATGGTAAGGATGTAGACGAAATTGCTGAGAATGAAAATCTTAGTATTCAGAGAATATACATGATTTTGCGTAATGATGTTAGTATAATATAGTAGAACTATAGTGTAAGGAGAGTATGATGCGATTGGAAGATATTGATGTAGTGAATGTGCAAGATATTAAAACTAAGGATTTGATGAGATTGCGTGAACGAGCTAACCAGCTTTTTTCGGTAGCTCAAACCTGGAAGGAGCAAATTAATAAACGATTAGTAGGAGTGAATCAACCTATAGCCCGTAATGTGTTAGTTGATTCTTATCAGATGATTGTGGATGAATTGACACGCAGGAGTGTAAAACTTAAAAAGGCTGAGTTAGATGGCAAGTTAACACGTAAGCGGCTGAGGGGCATAGATGTAGCAGAATTGCCAGTTATTATAGTCAAAGATAGTGTCGTTAGTATATCTGGAAATTTTGTAACTTCGCCTAAAACTGCAACTGATGTTACTGTGAGGTTAGATTCTGATGGATTAGGGGATGATGGATTTAATCAAGAATTACAAAAACGGATGATTGAATCTGTTATGGATCAAACTAACCTTCCTGTAGTTGTCAGATTAGATGCAGATAATATGGAGGCTCCTATCATACCTGTTTATGATTTAGTATTAGTACCACGTCCAAAGACTGTAGATAAACGTGATGTAGCTGATTTAATGGGTAGATTAAATAAAATTAAAAAGGTTACTTCTTATGATAATGTTGTATGTGTAGAATATACTAATATACGAAAACCATTTTCAAAAGAGAATGAAGATGGTGAATATGTTTCAGAGCAAATGGACCCAAAACAGTTTGATTATATTGAAGAGAATGTGACAGAATCATCAAGAGTACATTTGATGTATGGATACAAGGACGGTAAAGCTAAGGTCCAAAGCATTAGGTTTGGTTCTGACGATTATACTATTGAAGAGGCACGAGCTTGGTTAATGGGTAGAGGGTATAAGACGAACGTTGTAGCTGCATCTGTAGAAAAATCTACTGAAGTATCTTTTATTAAGTCGAAAGAAGAGCGTATTGTAGGTGGTATAGTATATTCAGCAATGAAGATCGATAGTGATGGTGAATATGCTACTGCTAATGATATTTATAAAGGCATGAAAACATGGATGATGAGCGGGCATAATATGAAGATTATGCACAATGGATCATCAGTTGAGACGCCATTAGTTGAATGTTTCTTTACTGATACAGACGTGAATAAGGGTGGTGAGGATATCCCTGCGGGAACGTGGTACATATCGGCACATGTTCCGATGGAAGCTGAAAAGTTATGGGACGCTATTAAGTCACAAGAGATTACTGGTTTTTCAATGGCAGGTACAGCAGAAGGAGAATAGGAAATGGGATTAGTATTAAATGATTTGTTTAATGATACTGTTGTTGTAGATCATCTTTTAGATTTAGTGGATGAATATAATAATGGGGATATGGATTTTGCAGAGGAAATACTAAATGATTTGCAGGTAATTTATAGATATCGTTTAGCTTACCCTAAAACATGATTTATTTTATATCAGACGAACATTATTATCATGCCAATATTATTAAGTATTGTAAGCGGCCTTTCGATTCTATAGAAGAAATGAATGAAAGGATACTCGATAGTTGTTGTAGGCGATTCAGTCCTAATGATATAGTCTATCATTTAGGTGACTTTGCTTTTTATAAGGGAAAAGAGATATTAAGTAAGCAATGGGGGAATCATGTACTAATAAGGGGCAATCACGATAAAAGTATATTCGCTATGTTAGAGATTGGGTTTTGTGTTGTATTAGAAGCTGCAGTGGTACGTCATAATGCTAAAAATATATTATTATCACATAGACCATTGAAAGAATTACCTGATGGGATCGATGGTGTGTTTCATGGCCACATACATGAACGTATTGATTCATCTCCTTTTAATATAAATCTTAGTGTCGATAAAACAGATTTCAAACCGATTTCTATAGACGATGCCCTTATTAAATTACATGAAAAAAGGAAGAATTATGAATAGTAGACATGAATTTATTTGTGAATATAAGAATAAGAACCCTAAATTATCTAATAGGGAAATAGCTCGCAAGTTGAATGTTGGAGAATCATCTGTTCGCCGGGCATTATCTAATCAAGTGAAAGCTAAGAACCAATCTGTTATTGTTATCGATCCGATAGACCCCTTGACTAGAAGTAAGTTAATAAAGATATTGCGTAAGCGGTTCATATCATTATCAACTTTAATTAGTGAATTTAATACATCAGAAGTGGCAATCTGTGAAGCTATTTCACATCTAGACAGAAGTGGGTATAACGTCCTTTGGGATGATAATAGGGTTAGGATAGCTAAGCAATCAAGATATGTAAAAGATAAACATATAGATAAATCTCAATTGACTAATAATGTAAAAGTATTTGGTGCTTTATCTGATACTCATTTATGTAGTAAGTATCAAAGATTAGATGTGTTAGAAGATGCTTATAATGAGTTCGCCAAACGCGGAATTACTGAAGTATATCATGGTGGTAATATAGTAGATGGCCATACTACATTCAATCGTTTTGAGATACTTTGTCATGGCATAACAGATCAAGCCTTATATGTATGTGATAACTACCCACAACGTAAAGGTATTACTACACACTTCATTACAGGTAGTTGTCATGAGGGGTGGTGGAATGCTAGAGAAGGGATAGACTTTGGTAGGTATTTGATGTATGAAGCTCAGAATATGGGCCGAGAAGATTTGAATTATTTGGGTTTTTGTGAAGTTGATGTAAAACTAAATGACAAATCTAATTTTATGAGAATATTTCATCCGGGTGGGGGTTCATCCTATGCTCATTCATATGTCACACAAAAAATAGTAGAATCTTTTCAAGGTGGTGAGAAGCCTGGGTTAATGTTAGTAGGCCATTTCCATAAGGCATTGTATCATATTGTACGCAACGTTCATGTGATACAGTTAGGTTGTGTGCAGGATGAAAGCCGGTGGATGAAGAATAAGAGATTAGCCGTTCATGTTGGGTTTTGGATAATTGAAGTGCAGCAAGATCAAAATGGAGCAGTGAGAAGAGTCACCCCTACATTTACAGGCTACTTTGATAGGAAGTATCATATTGTGAAGTGATTTTGTTTACTTCGACCACAACATACCCCCTCGACGCGTAATCAATTTCGCTTCTGCAGCCTGTTCAATCCTGTCCAGCGTTTCTTTATCAACTGCCTGTGCTTCCAATGCGGACGTTCCTTGCACCATCTTGGCGACTAGCCTAGCCTTGCGCTTGGCTTCTTCCCTGATCACGGAGTGCGACGAACGTGCGTTAACCTCAAAAGAGGCTCCCATCGCTTGGGCAATTCGGCAGAGTGTACTGTAGCTGACAGACGTATCGCCCGCCAACACTCGCTTTATCGTGCTAACCGAGGTGTTCGCCCTTTCGCTGAGAGCGGATATTGGCATCTGCAATTCTCTGCGCCTTTGTCCCAGGAAGCCCAAAATGTCTTGCTTAATGACCATTTCTTAATGCTTTTTCATAAGCACGTTTAGTTACTGTCACTTCTTTGAATACTGCTTGATAAGGAATGTTTGTATAATAATAATCATAATAAGATATTCTATTAGCAGCTATCAAATCTTTAGCATAACATCAAACAGGTAAAACTACAGGACTACCAGCAAGATAACCAAAACGAGTCATTTCCCTTTTAGCATCTGGAAGATTCAAATAAACATGAATACCACGTTCAATTTCCATATTTCGATTTATTATAAGTTTCTTTACTTTACTATTGGATTTGTTAATTCCAGGAAACCACTCGTGCATATATATAGGACTATATAATCTATGTTGTGAGTAAGTGGATTCTTTTTCTACCACTTTATAAGCTAGTATCTTTTGATGTTTGGTATTTTTTATTTTAGCAAATAGTTCTTTAATTACTTTTGGGTTATTTTTTAAGCACATAATTTATCTCCTATGGCCATCCAGGACTGGTAGGTAGGAAAGGAAGGACAGATATGGCCTGCCAGTCCTGGATGTTTATAATTTTTAGATGGCTAGTGCCATTTCCATTGCCTTTGTTTTGATTCTGTTGCCATGCCCAAGCATAGTCGAATTCATCTTGTTTTCTGCTCTCAAATCATCGGTCTGACCGTATACAGTAGATTCATGGTCGATATACTGTGTAACAGCGTTCCAAGCCGCCCAGGCTGTACCTGACATGCCTGGCAGGGTTTGTGTAGGCTCATCTACAAGCTCCATGAGCCTATTTCTGATGTTTTCTCGTCTGGTGTTGTATTTAGCCTCTTCTCTATCTGGATAAAGACTATTGAAATAATCTTTAATTTCATCATGTGAAAGATCCGTACTCATCAAAGCTTTTGCCCTATCTGAAAATTCATTGAATCTCTTATCAGTTAATCCCAGAACTGTTCTAGCTTCCTTGAGTTTGCTTTGCAAATTACCCATATGTCGAATAGAAAGTACCTTACTTTCCTTTTCTAGAGCTAGATTAAGTGTATTCCAGCAGACAACTCGAACGCTTGTGGGCAATGCTTGAATTGCTTTGCTACCATCGTGGGAATTTGTGAACAGTACATACTTTTGCACTATATCCTTATCGGTGATTTCTATATCACCCGGCATTCTTGCCAATACCCACACGACTTTCCCACCCTTGAGACTACCAGCAGATTCATATTTGACAATTTCCCCACTTTCAAGAAGATCATCCATAAATTTGAAAGCTTCTGTATTTTGGACAACTTTATAATGCTTTGAAACTATACCCAATACCATGTTATTGTCTGATCTGATGTTTGCTACTCTTCCAGGGATAGGGATAGTATCATATGTATTTTGTGTGTTCCCTTCATTGTCAAGCTCTTCACGTTTGATTTGCGCTTGTAATTGATGTTGTTCCACGTCCCACAATAGGCTACCTTCCTTGAGAGCTGTATTGCTATCAGGGCATTCATCTAATACCACTCCCAGACCATGCCATGCAGGCTGAAAAGCATACACTGCTTCTGCTCGTCCATTCTCTCGTATCGTTACCTCATGTGACATTTTAGCTCCTTTCAGTTAGCTAAATGTTTATAAGTTTTCGACAGCAGCATCAAACAAAGACTTATACGTTGGGTATTTTGTACACCACGCTTGATAGTCTGGTGTTGGTTTATAATATCCTACAACCTCAACAAAATCATCACCATAAAAAACTCGAAGTTTCATCATACGGCCAAATACATAATCACCACTTGCTTTTTTCAATAACCAATTCAAAGGATGTGATAGTTTTATTTTATCCCAAACATCTTCTTTAGTAGCTGATGGGTTATTTTGAAACATTCCCATTCCGATAGGGCTACCACAAGATTGCCATGCCAGCCAGAACATTTCTTTTACAACTTCTTCAGCGTTCTTACATTTGATTTTCATTGTTTATTCTTTCTTTGGTGTCTAAAAGTAAAACGCTCCCGGTAGGATTCGAACCTACAATGACAGTTTATAGCTAATTGTCCACTAAGATTGTCAAGTCTTAATGGCGGTTTCCCTTTCCCTAAATCACTGATCAAGCGACATCGGGCCGGCTCCAATTTCACTATAGCGTATACCATTCCGCCACGGGAGCATATTCAATTGTCAAACTGCGATTAGTAGGGATCGAACCTACGATACCCTGGCTGGCTTCGCCAGATGCCTGTACCTGACCACTATTATTATACATAATCGCACCTGTAGGATGGTCGAGCTTTCTGAGGGATGCTCGCCCTATCTCGACGAAGGGACTTAGCCTGTAATCTATTGTATATACGCGGGTTGCTTGTCCGCTTGCAGTTACCTTTCGGTTCACTACTTACAACAATAGGAGCAGTACTTCCGGCCTTCATAGCTGAATAGCTCAGCTCCAGTCGCATGCCTACATATTTAGTTTTCAAAAAACTGATCAAACAAAATGAGCGAGATGATTACCACCAATTGTGTCAATCATCCAATTCATATTTATTAGTTCAGTGGCGTCTTTTGTTGTGATTCCTGCATCAACTAAATCTTCAGCAGAACAGGAATATATGATGTCGTGTTCAGCACCTGTAATCCCCGCTTGTGGCAGATACTTTCTGATGATCAATAATCCTAGTATTGCAGTATCTTTTCCTTTATAATTTTGTAACTTACTACCACCATTCATAATAGATTCAAATTTTTCGATAGTCATTTTACAGCTCTTAGTTATTTGTTTTTCACATTCTGAAAACCTGTCTAAAATCCTCTTGATAGTGGCATTACTAATCAATGAAAGGGCTACATTTACATTTTTTATATCTTCACTAAGCTGATTTGTTTTATCTTTTATTGCATGTTCAATCCTGTTATGCAATATATCCATCTTATTTATATTGGGTTTAATAGCCATTTTATTCATCCTCCATTTCATCGAACTTGCATCGATAGCATGTGTCATCCGTCTCACTTATGTATAAATCTTTACAAGTCGGGCAGAATTCGCTGCCACATCTAAGGCAGACACTTCCACCGTCCGTTATGTGGAATCTTGAACCACATGTGTCACATATTCCAATTAATTCCATGATATTTCCTTTCATCTTATTATACTTTTTCAATTACAAAAATCAACGAGAAAATAATAAAATTATAACTGTATATTCTGTAAAGACTTACGTTATTCTTTTAATGCTTCTCATGTACTTCATTTGGGCTTCTTCGAGCAGGCATACCTCATATACCTTAGCATTTTTACAGACGGTATAAACGGCACCTGTATAAAGTGATTGTTTACGTGCTTCCTTAAATCTCTTTATAAGATCATTTATTTCATTTTGGTGTGTAGCCAGCTTGCGTTCAATCTTCAATCCCTTTATAATCTCATCAATTTTAGTTGTAGTATTGATTTTAATTACCATTTTATCTTTCCTTTCTACTCTATTATATACAAATAAATAGAAAATTAATAGAATTTTATTTAATATTTCTGATTATATTTTAATCATTATGGTAGAGGAGAATATATTTATATGGCGAAAAGACGCAGACGCATTCGTAGATTAAAAATAGATGAAGTGTCATGGGTAGACCGGCCTGCAAATCTATCACCATTCCTATTTGTAAAGAACGAATCAAAAGATATCGATAAGAAAGATGTAAACCTTACTGTCGATTTTAATACTAAAGGCACCCCCGAGTCAACTTCTCTAAATGTAAACGGTAAGTCCATAACCGATCCCCAAAGCTTCTCTTTATATTATTCTCCATACGGTGATAGTATTAGCTTAGGCTGCCAATATACAATGTCGACTAAAGGAGAAACAAGAGGAGGATTCAGCTCCACCCGTACATACAGCCTATCTAAGAATGCTGAAGAAATTATAAACGAAGATACTGATGAAGTATCACAAATCCCTGATAACAACTTAGAAGATACTAAGAAACTAGCTAATCCTGATGATCTGGAAATTATAAACTCACTCGTCAAAGTAATAGACCCAGACCCAGAAATATCAGAACTCCTAGCTAAACAAGTATCTATTATAAAACTATACAAAGATGACATGCCAACTGAACTGTTGGATGCTATTAAATCCATAATCAAACTTGCTACCGAAACAGTAGAAGATTCCTGCCAAAAGGAGGAAACAGAAGTGACCGAAAACGTGACACAAGAACTAAATACCGATAAGCTTGTCGAGCAAATAGCCGAAAGTATAATCCCTAAAGTAACAGAACAAGTTACTATTGCTGTCAAAGAACAACTTGAAGCACAAGAAACCGCTCGGCAAGAAGCTGACCAAAAAGCTCAATTAGAAGCAGATACCATAGAAGTGGACGATGAACAACTCGCCCAAGAAGCTATGCAAGAAGCTCTAACTGAACTTAATAAACCATAAAGTATATGACAGACATGATCTTATATTAACAAAATATTATGAAAATGTCTGCCATATTATAACAAAAGGAAGAAATATGAAGTTAACTAAGAAAGAATATGCTGAACGTAAGGCTAATCTTACTAAAGCTATCCTTTCCAACTTACAAAAGACAGTGGTTAAAGGCGAAACTAAGATTACAAAGGATACTGATATAGAAGTAACCAAAGAAAATCTTAGCCTTTCAAAGTACTTTAAGGGTATGCTGCTGGATGATGGTTGGGATGATAGTAATAAGGAAGAGAGACAGCTTGCAAAGGCATTAGGACAGGATAGTGGTAGACAGGGTGGATTTTTAGTCCCGACAGTATTAGCAACTGGCATTATCGAGTTATTAAAAGAGAAGTCTGTTGTGCGTACTATGCCTGGTGTCAAGCAGATTGACATGGGCAAGACGGACAAGATGGAATTTACTCGTGTTGATGCTGGCCCTTCAATTAGTTGGGGTTCTGAAGCGAGCACAATTGCAGAGGATACTAGTTTGTTATTGGGTAAGGCTACTCTAGAGCTTAACAAAGCTGTTTGTCTTTATAAGATGAGCCGAGAGCTTTTAGATAATGCTAATCCTAGTATTGATGATCTTTTGAAGTCTGAATTAGCTGCTGAAATGGCTTTGGAAGAGGATAAGGTGTTCATTGAGGGTACTGGTGGTACTCAGCCATCTGGTATTTTCTATAATCCTCGTATTCGCACTACTGACTTATCAGGGCAGGTGGATCAGGATAATATCCGTGAGATGTTCTATCAGTTAAGGCTTGGCTTTATCGAGCCTAATGGTATTGTGTGTCATCCGAGGACTGCCTTTGATTTGGGTATGTTAAAGGATTCTAATGGCCGCCCGATTTACGGTATTGGTCCTGGTGAGTCCGCTGTCACTAATGTTTGGGGCAACCCTCTTCGACAGACTACTAAGGTAGCTATCACTAATAGGCCCAGTGCCAATGAATCATATATGATTGTTGGTGATTGGAGCCAGTTGCTAATTGGTGATAAGCCTGGTATTCGTGTCGAAACTAGTGCTGATGTTTATTTCACAACTGACCAGATTGCCTTGAGACTTGTTAAGCATGTTGGCTCGCTGTTACGCCATAGTGCTGCAATGGGTGTTATCAAGGGAATCCAAACTAGTATGTAAAGGAGGTGCTTTGTGAAAGGTATTATACCGCAAAGTCGATGGGCGTTTTTACGCAATAACATAGCTAGCGTTAGTGCTAGTGATAAGATTTGTACTGAAATTGATGTTGGTACTGCACAGAATGGCACGTTAGCGATTGTCGTTAACTATACTGAAGCTATCAAGAATCTTGATATCTGGACAAGTAGTGTATCTGACTTCGGTTCTGATACTACTGCTCATGCAGCTACTACAGGTGTGACTGAGAAGGTTGTCATTTCAAGTGATACTTCTAATTTGTACGCTTGTAAGTATAAGTCAGGTGCTAATCCTTCTGACTTGTATGGTTTATCAGTATCTAGTAATACTATTGCTAGTATCGGTGAGAGCCAGATGATTGTAGTGAACGTTAAGAATCTTAAGCGATATCTTAATGTCCAATATAGTGGATTTGGAACCAGTACGGTTTGGTCAATGTCGTTTATCGGGCATGATCTTGAGGAAGCCCCATATGCTGGGGCAAGATCAGCATTTTAACTAATAACTAATTTCTCATAAATAAGGGGCTGTTATGTGTACAGCCTAACAGCCCCTTAAATTTTATATATGAATAATAAAGGTTTAAGATTCTGTTATTCTACTCGCTTAAACGGCTTACATATTCATATTGTGAGTTAGAAAGGACAAATTATAATGGCAACAACTGCTATAGGAAATGATCGTCAAACTGGAAGTGCATTAGAAAAGTATCCCGATGCAATATTTATGCGGGATGACAATAAGATGTATTTTGGTGACGACGGTGATATTTCTCTAGAATATGATACTTCAAGTGGTAAACTACTGTTCGCTGGAGCTGACCTACGCATCTCTGATTCTCAGAAGATCGAGTTTGGTGATGCTG